TGCAGACCAGCACAATACACCTTTGCGATCTGAGAGCCTTGCTTGCATCTCAGGGAGCCATGCGTCCGAAGAAATATCCTCGTCCAGGTGCACGCGGTCGGCCTGAAAACCCTGAGGCGGCTCGCCCTCACTGGAAAAGAAGTAGATCATCCAGCCGTTGTTAAGTTCGCACGACTGAATGTAGCGGGCAGATTTCAGAATCCACGAAATCTTCTTGATAAATCGTGGAGGGATAAGCGGAGGCGCAGGCTTTGCCTCTGACTTTCTCTCGGAGTCTGTCACGGGGTTGTACGCCCGCCAGTTCCCAGTTTCCGAATCCCGAATGATCTTGAAAGCGCCTGCACGAAAAAGCATGGGATAGACCACCATGCCTATGTGCTTCCAGTCGCGCCCGATGATGACAAGGTTCCCATCTTTCTTGGAATACTTGTCGTGCGGGTCTTGCCCAGTGACTGCACGGGCATCCTCGACAAACGTGGACAGGGACTTGCCGGATCGGTTGCCACCAAGAACGATGATCTCACTCGCCTTGCAGGCGTGCATCTCCGCCTGAATCGGAGTCGGCTGGTACATCTTCAAGGCTTCGATCTGCCGGCTCGCGTACTCCGCCTGCAGCTCCTTCAACTGGGACTTCTGGAAGGAGCCCAGCCGCTCCACCGAAGGCAGTGGCGAAATCTGAGGGGGTTTCCGGCGTGGCATCTACGATCTTCCCTTGAAACTGTTCCGCGAACCTACGGAGACGGGAGTTCAGTTCGTCTTCAAGTTCCTCGTCCGTCCACTGCTCCATGGGCTTCTTGGCTCCGCCCATCTCGGTGTTCTTCAGCGTGAGGCGAACAAGAGTTTCAAGTAGCTTTGTTCGCGTGGAAGAGCCTGCCGGCGAGTCGAAGTATTGCTTAACGACAAGCGCTGCAAACCCGCTGCTGCCTCCGAAGTATTCCATGCACCTTTCCAGCAGTTCCGCTGAGTGGGGTATGTTTTCGCCGCCGGCACTCGCCTCTCCGAGAAACCTTCGGATCGCAACCTTTTCCAGTTCCTGTAGGTTGTTTTTCTTCTGCCGGGTTTTGCGAGTTCTCCGATACTGTCGGTGGCAGGGCCCGCATCTGCTGCGTCGGCGACCTGTTCCTTGTGATTCAAACTGGCTTTCCGGCTTTGTCTCGCCACAGTCGATGCAAACCTTTGTTTGTTCTGTCATCTGTCTGGCTGCGGAACGGATTGCACCATTGGTGCAAAGCCATCAAGCGGGTTAAAAACGGCCGCACCGGCCTCCCGCTGCTGGCGGATGTTGGCTGGAGTGTCCGCGTCCACGAGCCCAGCCATTCTTAACGCCGTTGTAAGTTCCTCAAGACGCATAGCAACATCTTGCTCGCTCATGGGCTGGCCTGCTAGCGCAGCCGTAAGTGGCGTGTCTTGCATTTCTGTCTCCATAAAAAGAAGCAGCCGACGGCATGGAGCCATCGGCTGCTTGAATCAACCTGCATGAAGGCGTAACCCATGAGTTACGTCTACACAAAGGCCGTTACGCACCAGTGCTTGCAAGCACGCGGACATCCGTGTCCGTCGATGCAGCAGCCGTAATGCACTGCCCAACCTTGAGCGTCGTGCCTGACTCCACCTTGCCAGCCGTAGCAGTGGCACTCACGACAGCACCGGCGGCAATGGCCTCGTCTGTTGCGTGCGTCAGCTTCAGGACAGTCGTCGGGCCTTTGACGACGAGCCAGAAGACTTCGTTTGCCGGCACACCGTTGGACGAGATGTACTCATCCACAACGCCGAAACGCTTTGACGAAGTCGTTGCACCGGCATCGACAGCAGTCAGAACGTAATCGTCGTCAAACTGCACAAGAGTCTTGGCGGCAAGAACGCCACCAGAAAGATTCTTTACAGCGATGCACTCGACGGTTTCATTGGACAGAATCTGCCCGGTCGTCGGGTGAGTGTCCGCAAATACCTTGTGCACGCCGAGAAGGTGCGAGCCGTCGCCCGCCTGTGCGTCGTAGTAGGTCTTGGTAACCCCAAGCACCTGCCCGCGTGCAAACCCTGGATCAGCAGTAAGAGTGCTCATCTATTCCTTTCGTAAGTTCAGCGGGCCATCCACTTCACAAAGTTGCGAGGCGACTTCATCTTGATGTTCGCCAGTGTAGAAACACAGTAGCGGAACGACTGGAGCTCCTCGTTGTAGTACGGTCCCTCAGCCGTCATGAGCTGACCTTCCATACACTTGAGTTCCATGTTTCCGATGGAAATGCCATACCCAACGCCTGAGGGAACGGCGTACTCGGTCGACGCTTCCACGCCGTCGATTTCCACCACATCACCGAAGCCATAGGCGCGAAGTCCGTTGGTCTTGGTGACGATGGCACGCTCGCGAGAATCAAGGCGATTGAGCAGGTCGATGTAGAGCTTTCGATCCAACAGGATCATGTCGATCTGCGACTCGCGGGTGTCGTTCCGCTTTGCGTAGTGCATCGCTTCGCGGATCGCCTCAAGGCACTGATCCTTCCACGTAGCAGTCGCACCACCGAAGTACGTGCTTGTGTAGTTGCAGACAAGAGGTGAGTAGTAGTCGTACTCCGGATCTGCAGGCACGTAAGGCCACGAGCCAGTCTCTCGCAGCGAGCCCGCAACAGAACCAAGTTCGGTGCTCAGGCCAGCGTAGGTGTCGCTTGGGTAGAAGAACGGGTCGTCGTTGTCGCCTTCGGCACGCTTGGTGCCATCGGTGACGTTAATGGTGTCGTAGTTTCCGTTAGTCTGCGAAACACCGAAGATACTTTCCAGGCCATGGAACCGGAGATCATTTCCCGTTGCGTTGCCGTCCACGTAAATCTCGGACGACAGGTGCTCCTGCATGGATTCCTGAAGACGGCTCGCCATCTTGCCGGCGACGTCAATCAGAGCCTGAGCACCACGATTTTCCAGCATCTCGCGCTTTGTGACCTGATCCGTCACGGTGTAACCGCGATAATCGAGGTACGCGCGTTGCCACAGATTGTGTCTGCTGAAAACTCGTGGAGTTTCCCCATTGTTCGCAGAAACGGGCTGGTTCCTATAACGAACCTGCCAATCGAAGCCGCGACCACCGTTGTTCATCGAGACGTTGCCGCCACCCTCAAGGGCAGCGAAAACCTTAAACTTTCGGAACGTCGCCTGCTCTTCTTCCTTCAGATGCGTTACAAGCGTAGTGCCGATTGTTCGGGCCCAATCTACGGATGACGGCATGTCCTATCCTTTTGCTACAGGCCGGCGAGTCCCGCACGCGATGCTGCGGCGGCAAGTCGGTCTTGGAACGAACGTGGTTCTTGGGATGCTCGTTGGTCAGGGGCTGCGGTCGCCCTACTTGGCGTACGCGTTGCCTCTCTCCGTAAATACTGTATGTCCTTTTCTGCCTGATTTTGCGCAGGCGGCGGCTCGGGATTTGCAGGAGGGGCAGGCTGAGGCGGAGGAACCTGTGCCCGACGCTGTGCAATCTGGTTGTGTAAGTCCAGTTCAACTCGCTGCGCCGCGTATTTCCAGCGCATGCGAACATCGTTGATTCCAAGCTGCTTGGCTTCTTCGATGTAGTTCCTGGCAGCCAGGCCTTCCGGAGTCGGATTGCCGTTCTGATCGTAGAGCCAATCGCGATTCTCCTCTTCAAGGGAATCCACGTACTGCTCTTCGCCGTAATCCTTGAACTGACTCTCTACAATCTCTCGCGCTTTCTGCTGCGCGATCTGTTCGACCATAGGGCCGAGAGCTTCCTGCGGGTCGGCGAGAAACTTCTGTGCGAAGTCAGCCTTGTACTTCATGTATTCGTACAGGGCATGCTTGGCGTCAATCGGCGCGTCTTCTGCGATAACCTCGCGACCTTGATCGTCCTTGCGCAAATACTGCCGATAACTGTCCCGCAGCTCCGGAGGGTTCCACCACTTTGGCTGCTCAGGCTCCTCTACCACTTCCTGCTGAACAGGCTGCTGCTGAAACGCGGCCTGCCGCCATTTCTGGAACTCGTCTCGATGCGGCAGGTATTCACGCACCATTGGCATGACCTGCTGATACTCGTCCATAACACGGCGAGCCTGCTGCTCGTTTTGCAGCGACTGATAGAGCCGCTCCGCGATTGCTCGGTCATCTTGCCCCTGGAAATCGGGCAGCGACTTAAACGCATCCCATACGCTTCCTTGCGGCTGCGATGCTTCCGCAGAAGGCTCAGGCGACTCGGGGGATTCCTGCGGCGGCGGTGCCTCCGTGCTTTCAACCGGCTGGGAATCTTCCTGCGGCTCCATGTCTTCTGACATTTTTTGCTCCTCAGTTGCGTATTCCGCCTAGCAACCTGCTCGTCTTCGTGGGACGCGTCCGTGCTTCGGCTCTCGCGTTGTTATAGAACTGGTCGCGAGATGGATGTAAGCGCACGTATTCATTTTGCCGCCTCGCATCCTTTGACTCTGCAAGTTCCTTGTCGCTCTTAACGAGACTGCCGCCTTCGTACGTTGGGTCACCACCAGACAAGGCGGCACCAAACCCCACCTCCACTCCCACGTCTGGTGCAACCTCCATTGCCGCAGACCGAGCAAGCCCCTTCATCCCTGCGCGACCTCCAACTCGTGCGGCAGACTTTACTGCGCTTGTAAGGGGGCCAACAAAATCGGCTACTGCGGACGGGTCGATGTAGTCAACGGCCACGTCACTTGCAAATGCCAGCCAGTCAGGAGGATTGAATCCCGTAGTCTTGATCCACCGCTCGCGTGCCATAGGTGGCTCAGACTGGCTTTGCTGGGTCAGTTGCCGAATCCTTTCGCCCCTCACGTCGCCAAGATTGTTCCTGTCGCCAGAAAAGTCCGTTAGCACCGGAGTTGCTGTGTACGGCCTGCGTGCTTCAGCAGCAGAGACATTGCTTGCTGAGTCAACAACAGCACGCGACGAAGGAAGGAGCTTCGCCCCGTATCCCATCTTGCCGGCAATGTACGAAGCTACGGGCCCAAGAGCAGCGTCGCTCTCTTCCTGCGGAGCCTCACCGCCCAACTTGTATCTGTAGGCATTAGGGATAATCCCTGCCCGGCTAAGAAACCAGCCCGCGTCCGACTCGGGGTCCACCATCCGGTCGAAGAGTTCGCGGTCCTCTGGGTGAGCAAGCGGGGAAGTCCTTACCTGCTCCCACTCATCGGCCGTCTTTTGCAGTGCGTACCTTGCCTCCAGAGCATTCGCCGCCGCGTACGCGTATGCCTCTGGGTTGTCCTCCGGATCGCCGTTAGCTATCGACTGCTG